TGTTAACGATATTCTTGGGTCTGTAGATTCAGATATTTTTATTAATGAAAAAGCCGCTTATTCTTTACGCAACGCTATAGAAGCATACAAGCCAGAAATGCTGAATAGAGTGTTGGGTGAGCAGGCTGTAAAAGACGTTCGACAGTTAGCTGATGATCTTGTTTTCTTGCGTGATACTGGGCAAAGGGGCGCAGGTTCTTTGGCTGCTGATGCAATCAGAACAGGCCAATTTACCAACCCAATGAAAAACATTCCCAAAGCAGGTAGGTTTCGTGTTTTAGATTACATGCTTAACAATCCAACAGTCATACGCCGCGCATTAGAGATAAAAGCAGGGCGCACAACACCTCAAGCTGCTGCGCAAAGCATGACACAAATGCTTAATGAATCTGCGGCTCAAGTCACTGGCTCTGGAGTTCCCTTAACAGAACGCGCGACAGGATTGGTAAAAGGAGTTGGAAGAGCTATGGACGCTGCCGCTCGTGGAACAAATATTGGTAGGCAAGCTGGCGCGAGAGCATTGGTTGCGGATCAAGAATCACGCGGCACAATGCCAAACGTTCCTCAAGTAAAAGTTCCAGAAGTTTCACAGCCTATGTCAGTAGAAGACTTGCAGATTACACGGTCAATAAATCCTGCTAGTCAACAACGGCAAATGAATTTAAGAGAACGAGCAAAGCGCAATCCATATATCGCATCAACACTACTGGGCGGTCTTGGAAGCGCAGGATTGCTTTAGTCTTCTAAAACTGAAGCAATGCCGCCAACGCTGTTACGTCTTTCATAGCGAGATGCCACCTTCGCTTGCACATCGTCGTAAGACTCATCAATCATGCGAGATAACTGGCGACCTATAGCACGGTCTTCATGATCCGCTATTTTTACTAATTTATCGTAAGCGGCTATTGAAACGCTTACTGATTTGTACTTTACTGGATTTGGCATGGAGGTTTTCCCATAAATGACGTTTTCTTCTGTATATAATCCCAAACGGCATGGGTCAAGAGCCAAGTACGGAAACAAGAAAGTAACGGTGCAGGGCATTAAGTTTGACTCCAAATGGGAGTCAGAGCGGTATCTATATATAAAGAGCCTTGAACGTGCAGGTAGGGTGCGCAACCTTGAGCTACAGGTTCGTTTCGCATTAGAGGTCAACGGTCAAAAGATTTGCACCTACATAGCCGACTTCCGCTACGAGAAAGAAAATGCCAACGGCGATTGGGAAACAATTATTGAAGATGCCAAAGGTGTAGAAACCCCTGAATTTAAACTAAAAAAGAAATTAATGAAAGCGTGCTTGGGCATAGAAATATTTTTATCCAAAAAAAGTCGTTGACATATCCTTCACCATGTGGGATAGGTAAGGTTCTAGAAATTTAAAGCGGAAAGGAATCGACATGAATAGTCGTGAACTGTTTGATCGTCGAAGCGAACTCAAACACATTATTAGTGAACTGCGTGATGAGTTAAAAAGCGTAGATCAGCAACTACATGATACATTCTTTAACCAAGCGTGTGACGCATTACGCGCAGATGGTAAAGACTTTGGAACCACCCACATCGTAGCAGGAAACCGTAAGCTAAAGGCTACGGTTCGCAAGAAAGTGGTCTGGGATCAAAATGAACTTGGTCTTGTTCTGGAAGCTATGGCTCCAGAGGATGCGCGTCACTATGGGAAGCTGACGCTTGCCGTTGATGAGCGCAAATACACAGCCGCGCCACCTGCGGTTAGGGAAGTTTTGGAACGTTGCCGCACCGTTGAAGTCGGTGGGTTTACAATTGAGGAGGATGAATAATGGCTTTACAAATTATCACAGCCGATCAGCGTTTGGCTGAGAAAAAAGGCCACAAGATTGTGGTGTGTGGCGCAAGCGGTGTGGGTAAAACCACACTTGCTAGAACGCTTAATCCAGAAACCACACTGTTTATGGACTTGGAAGCAGGGGATGCCGCCATCGAAGGATACCCGATTGATGTTATCCGTCCGCGTACATGGACAGAGTGCCGCGACTTGGCTTGCTTCTTGGGTGGGCCAAATCCATCTCTTTCAGAAGATCAGCCATACAGCCAAGCGCATTATGATTATGTCGCTCAAATGTTTGGCGACAGTGAGGAGATTTGGAGAAAGTTCGATACTCTTTTTGTTGACTCCATTACTGTAGCAGGGCGTTTGTGCTTTCAATGGTGTTTGCAGCAACCAGAGTCACGATCTGATCGCTCTGGAAAGCTAGACACACGCGCAGCATATGGAATGCACGGACGCGAAATGATGTCGTGGCTTACACACCTTCAGCACATCCGCACAAAAAATGTGATTTTTGTTGGAATTCTTGATGAAATGACAGATGATTATGGGCGCAAGCAATACGCGCTTCAGATCGAAGGCAGCAAAACAGGGCGTGAATTGCCCGGAATTGTTGACGAAGTAATTACAATGGCAATCCTGTCAGGTGATCACGGTCAGTATCGTGCATTTATTTGTCAGCCATTGAATGAATGGGGCTACCCTGCAAAAGATCGCTCTGGTCGCCTCGAAACTTTGGAAGAGCCACATCTTGGCAAACTGATGGAAAAGATGTCTAGTGTCTCTCCAGACTCAAAGGATTTAACATTTGTTGATCCTGCAACTCAAAACTCTAGCGAAGAGGAGGCACAAAGTGCTTAATTTAAATAACGTACCCGCCGATAATAACCCACAAGATCGTGAGTTTTCCCTAATCCCAAATGGCACAATTTGCCGTGCAGTCGTTCTTGTGAAGCAAGGCGATATTGAAATCCCTGAGTTCGGCTCTGGCCCTTGGTTCAAGAAATCAATGTCTTCTGCTGCTAAGTGGATGGAGCTTGAGTTCACCATCATTGGTGGCGAGTTTGATCGCCGTAAGTTCTGGGATCGTGTCTTTGTCGATGGTGACAAGATGGGTCAAAGCGGCATCCCACAAGCCAAAGAGATTGGTCTTCGTACATTGAAGGCAATTGTCGAAAGTGCGCGTAACATTGATCCTGCGGACATGTCGCCACAGGCGCAGCAAAATCGTAACATCACAGGTGTTTTTGATTTAAACGCTATGGAGATTTGTGCTAAAGTTGGCATTAAGAAAGGCACTAATGGCTACAGTGACAACAATCGTTTGCTTGCAGCTTTAGCTCCTAATGCAAAAGGTTTTGTGCCAAGTGGACAAGCGCCAGTCATGCAGACTCCTGCTGCTGCGCAACAAATGCAACAGGCCGCTCCTGCGCAGCCACCAGCATATGCTGCAGTTCCATCATGGGCGCAACAATAATCTAGCGGCAGGGCCATTCCGCGCCTGCTAGACCACGGATAGGGGGGCCGTGGGCCGCGAACCCCCCAACTTACTATTCTAGCAAATAGGTATATTTATGTTACTACGTCCTTACCAAGAGGTAGCCGTAAGCGATGCTATCAAAGCACTCGACAAGCACGGCAACACATTAGTTGTAGCACCAACAGGTGCAGGCAAAACCATCATGCTTTCTGCCCTTATCGGCAAGCGCCATAAAGAAGGCAAAAAGATTTTAATCGTGCAGCACCGCGACGAACTTGTTGAGCAAAATGAATCCAAGTTTAAAAAGGTAAATCCCTACATCACTACAAGCATCGTCAATGGCACGGTCAAGCATTGGGATGGAGATGCAGTCTTCTCAATGGTCCAGACCATATCACGCGAACGTAACCTGAGAGAGCGCCCCAAGTTCGACATGGTGGTAATTGATGAAGGCCATCACGCTGCGGCGAAGACGTATCGCCGTGTGGTAGATGCCGTGCTTGAAGACAACGACAGCGCAGAGATTGTGGGCTTTACAGCCACACCCAATCGGGGCGATGGAAAGGGATTGCGCGATGTATTTAACAACTGCGCACACCAAATCGAAATCGGCTCTTTAATCCAAGAAGGGTTTCTGGTTCGTCCCAAAACATTTGTCGTTGATTTAGGTATCAATGATCAACTGGATAATGTCACAAAACGCGGCAAAGAATATGACATGGAAGAAGTCGCCGCGATTATGGATCACCAAGTCATTAACGATAGAATTGTTCGGGAATGGCGTGAAAAAGCAGGCAATAGAAAAACAGTTGTGTTCTGCTCCACAGTCAAACATGCCGAACATCTTTGCGATGCGTTTCTTGTATCTGGTGTTGCTGCAAATTTTGTGACAGGCGAAACGCCAAAAGATGAAAGGGCAGAGATGCTTCATGATCTTGAGCATGGTGATTTGCAGGTTGTGGTCAACGTAGCGGTGCTTACAGAAGGTTTTGATGCTCCACCTGTGTCTTGTGTCATTCTAACGCGCCCATGCTCTCAGAAAGGCACAATGGTTCAGATGATTGGGCGTGGGCTACGCATTGTTGATCCTGAGTTATATCCAAACACAGTCAAGACTGATTGCATCGTCATGGACTTTGGCACATCTGTAATTACGCATGGTAGCATTGATGATGTTGCCAATCTTGATGGCAGGGACAAAGCGGCTGAAGGTGACGCACCTACAAAAATTTGTCCAGAGTGTAAGTCAGAAGTTCATGCTCGTGTATCAGAGTGCCCGATCTGCGGTCACGAGTTTGTAGCGGAAGAAAAAGCTTCGCTAGAAAAATTCGTCATGACAGAATACGATCTAATGCAGCTATCTCCCTTCATGTGGATCAATCCATTCCAAGAAGGTAATACGCTGATGGCTATGGGCTTTCAGGGATTTGCATTTGTAGGCCACATGAAAGACAACATGTGGGTTGCAATGGTAAAGCAGGACAAAGGTCGTGTCCGCACAGTAGCAATTGGTGAGAAGGTTCATGCTATGTCAGCAGCCGACGACTTCTTGCGCGAAATAGAAGACAGTAACGCCGCCAATAAAACTAAGCGGTGGCTCAATAACAGGGCCACTGATAAGCAAAGAAGCCTCCTGTTAGACCAAGGCATCCAAGTCAATGCAATGGACTTCTCATGGACAAAATATAAAGCAGGATGCGCTTTGAATTTTTGTTGGAACAAAAATGCTATGGGCAAAGCCTTTCATGCAGCGCAGGATAAGACCTTTGGGAATTAAGTTAATCACAGTTCAAAAGAGCGATGCAGGACCAGTCGTTTACATGTGGGTAGACGGCAAAGAGGTTGGTCATGTAGAGTTAAACACAAGGGCAGCAGCTAATCTCATTAGCGATTTAGCTAAAAACCTTGTGGAGAAGACAGATGCCTAGATTTGAAATGTACTTAATGTTCGCAGAAAAAGATGATGATTCGGTAGAAACATCTGAAATCGAAATGGTTTGTTGGGTTAATGATCCAACAAACCTTACTGAAGTTCAAGATAGAGCCAATGAAGTTATTCATGACCATCTTGAAGAAGCAGAAAAAGAGATTTTGTTTGGAACCGCAACCATTGTGATTAAAGGGCATGAGGTCTTAAATATTGGATTTAGAAACAAAGATGTGGACCCGGAAGAAATAGATGAAGTCGTAGAATTGTTCGGGTCAAGAGAGGAGACAATACATTGAGCAACCTTGATCCACCCAAGCCAGTCGAAGAATTGGCGCACATATTGAGCAAATTTGGATGGGGTACGCGTTTTTCTGATCTTTCAGAAGAACAAGTTCACACTCTGATATTTGGAATACAAGAAGCAAAACGTCTAGCAGCGGAGATTGAAATTGGAAAACTCGAAGAAACTTACTATAAGTCAACAGGCACTTGGCCTTCTACATCAATCCCCTTCTAAGATTGACCCGATTGTAGAACACATTAAAGCCGCAGTTGATAATGCCATTGTCGCAGGCGAAAAGAAACGTGAGCGCCGAAAGTATATTGGAGCGTCAAGCATTGGCGATGAGTGTCAACGCAAAATACAGTATCGCTATCTGAATTACCCTGTTGATCCCGACAAAGAATTTAGCGCCAGAACGCTGCGCATCTTTCAGTTCGGTCATAACATCGAAGACTATGCAGCCAAGTGGATTAGAGATGCAGATTTTGATCTTCGCACAGAAGACAAGGGCGGTGAGCAGTTTGGTTTCTCTATCGCGGATGGAGAGATTCGTGGACACATAGATGGAGTTATATGTGATGGCCCTGTTGCTATGGCATATCCCTCACTATGGGAAAATAAGTCAGCCAATGAGAAAAAATTCCAAGCGTTTGTGCGTATGGGTGTTGCTAAAGCAAATCCAACTTACGCTACCCAGATTGCTTTGTACCAAACATACATGGAGCTTACGGAAAACCCTGCTTTGTTTACTGTGGTCAACAAAAATACCTCTGAGATTTACTATGAGCTAGTCCCATACAATCTCGCGTTAGCACAAGAGGCGAGTGATAGAGCGGTAAATATCTTGACCGCTGCAAAGGCAGGTGACATTCTGCCTCGTATCGCTCAAAGCAAAGATTTCTTTCTATGTAAGTTTTGTGAATATCAACAGAGTTGTTGGGATGAGTGAAATATGGGGCGCACCCCTACCAAAAGCGCACCCCACATTTAGTGTATAATGTTTGATCAGGGACAAGATAATGAATATTTTACAATTTGGCAAGACATCAAGGGAGGTAGCTGAAAGGATTTCAAGCGAAGTCCCAAGGGAAGTTCAGCTACGCGCTCTACTAGAAACCTTCCCGAATGGGATTCGTCGCGGCAATGATTTCATGCTAGGTTCATTGCGTGGGGAAAAAGGTCAGTCGCTTCGCATAAACATTGACATCAATAGCCCTTGGTTTCTGAGCGGCAAAGACTTTGAGTCAGGTGATGGCGTAGGTGGCATTAGTAAGATCATGAAAGAAGGCCGTGGGTGGACACTCGCAGAAACAGCAGAATACTTCTCTGAATATCTGCCCAAAAATCTAGCGCCGCAACCAGAGAACATCGTCAAGCTAAACAAGCCAGAAAACTTTAAAGTTACAAACACAACTGCCACAAATGGCTTTATCAAGCCCGAACAAAAGCCTGTGAAGGCAAACATTGGGCCAAGCACTCCGTTTGAAGAAGAGTACGACTATACAGATGAGGATGGTCAAGTTCTCGTTACTGTCAGAAAATACTTTGAAAGAGATGAAACTGGCGAAATTGTTCGGGATGGAACAGGAAAACCAAAAAAACAGTTCCGCCAGTTTATGAATGGAAGCCAAGGTTTACCCGAACCCAGACCTCTCTATAACATACCCAATATACTTGGATCAGACAAGGTTATTTGGGTTGAGGGTGAAAAATGCGCAGATGCACTTAGTCAGCTAGGATACGCTGCGACCTGCACAATTGGTGGCGCGGGAATGCTGTCCGAAAATACAGCATCAAAGTTCGACTTCACACCTATGCGCAACAAAGAAGTAATCCTATGGCCTGATCACGATGATGCAGGAAAAAAACTTGCAAGGATTGTTGAAGCACAAGCAAAAGCCGTGGGTGCAAAGTCAACGCTCATGCTTCAAATCCCATCAACAAAGCCTGAAAAGTGGGACGCAGCAGATGCTGTCGAAGAAGAATTCAACATAAAGAAGTTCATCAAAGGCCATGAAAATAAAGTAAAAAAGCCGATATCTCTTTTAGATGATAGTCTGCTTATCGACAAATATTTTGTCGGTAGCGCACCAG